TTATTTTAAAATTTGTACAATCAGGTAATCATACAACACTGTATAATAATATAGCTGTTGGTAATGGTCCTGCGGGTACGGTTATGGCCTCAGTCACAGGAACTTCTACAACATATACTTATTCGGCAGGTACTGGTACTCCTCAAACACCAAACAATATTTCTTTAATGGATTATATGGTGGTTGGAGAAGGAACAACTGGATTCTTTTCGGTTAATGACTCTGGTACTAATGTTGGTTTAGCTATTGGAAATATATCAGCAGCAGGATTAATATACATTGTACCATCAGTCCCTGCTTCCATTGGTTTATTCCTTCATTCAAATGTCTCGCAAGCTCTTTATATTAACGCATTTGGTTGGACAGATAATGCACTAGGTGTTGGAGCAAATCCACTTTTGTAAGGAGACACAATGTCGGTTTTAAATCCTGTCCTATACGGTAATCGTCTTTTTGGGCGAGAAACTTATAGCGAAAATGAAGACCCACAAACTTTTAATGTCAATTTTAGTGAAAGTTTGTCGTCTTCAGATACCTTAGCAGATCAATTAACAAAACCTCTTTCAGATGCTACCACACTACTAGATGCTTATGCTGTAATGCTTACACTTGTGAAAACAGACTCAATGACACTTTCAGATGCAAAAGATTTCATAGCTACTAAAGCATTATCAGATTCATTGACTTCTTCAGATAGTAAAACTATTACTGCCACAAAAGTGCTTCTAGATACTCTAGCTTCTATTGATTCCAAAATGATCAATACTACTAAACCTTTGTCAGACTCTATGACACTCTCTGATGCTTTTATGAAAGCAGCTGGTTTTAGCTTGACTGAAATGCTCACTCTTGCAGATACATCACCTATAACCACTATTAAACCATTATCAGAAGGTCCACTTCTTTTGCCTGTTCTTTATGGAAAATCTTTATTTAGTAAATCACTTTATAGTACAAGCGATAATCCTGGCAATCCTTCTTTAATGGTACTAGATTCTATAGTGCTTATGTTAACTAAACATGTAACTGATTTTATAACGTTAACAGACAGTCAAATTAAAACTCTAACGAAAGAACTTTTTGATGTTATTGAATCTCTTGATGCTACATTTATTACACTAACTCATCCAATTTCTGATGTCCTTTTGCTTCAAGACTGGATAAGTATTCGTTTAATGCAGCCGGTTATATGGACTACTGCTACTTCTCCTTTAATGGGGTATAGTACTTTATACGGCCAAAATCTTTTCGGTATACCTCTTTATTCAGGACTATCGGCAACAATCTGGACAACGGTTAAACCTACTGTGCAAGGTAATGGATGGACAAATTTTAATGAGGGGATGAATGAATAAGCAAACAGTTCAGCTGCCTGGGAATCAAGGAGTGTGGGATTCCTATATCAGCAAATATCAACCTGATTCACAAAAAGTATTGGATAACATGTTTACTGCCAATTCTAAGAACTTTGTGACTGACCAAACTGGTATGATTGATAAACGTCAGGGTGGAGTGATTTGGAATCGTACTACATTCTCAGGTCCTGCGGCTGATTCTTATGATGCTATATTTGAATCAGGGGCTCAGCACTATATCCGAGTGGGTCAAGGAGTACTCTCCGCATCCACTGGTAATGGAATATTTAATGTTATACAGCCAGGATTTTCTACATTTGGTAATTTTGAGTTTGTAACATATCAAGATCGTGTTTATGGTGATAATGGAGTTGATGCTCCGATAGTCTATGATACTGCTACAAGTTATGGTGGAGTGTCATATTCATTTACTACAGCCATGACAAAAATCATGGGCGCACAACCACCTTTAACGGCCCCTGTTTCACATACCCCTACGTCTGGTGGGGCTGTACCTGTAGGACCACATCGTTACGAAATAACCTTTGAATATTACAGTGAAGAAGAGAGTAATGGCTCCATTCCATCCAATGTGGAAACTACGACATCAGGTTTTCAAACAATTTTATTAACAAGTATTCCTATCGGTGGGTATGGAGTAACCGCACGTAATATCTATCGTGATAATGATGATGGAGTATTTCTTCTTCTCGATACGATTAATGATAATACTACAACTACTTATACTGATACTTTAGCGCAAGGAAGTACTCCTACGCCTATTCCTACAGATAATGGTGTACCTCCCACATTCAGTAAGATAGCATTGTGGCTCGATTCTATATGGATTGCTCCTACTGGCAATACCAATACACTTTTATTTAGCAATGCTGGATCACCAGATATCTTTGGTGGGAATAATTTTGTAGTGTGTCAACAAGATGATACTATTACTGGTCTTGTAGTGTATAATGGCACTTTATACGTGTATGGACTTCACTCATTTGGCAGCATTCAAGGTACTACACCCGATACCTTCTACTATTATAATATCAGCAATACTATTGGTTGTACAGATAATCGTTCCATCCAGATTCGTTCAGTGGTGTCAATTCCTACACTTTGGTGGCTTAGTGACAAAGGTATTTACTATTCTAATGGATACACAGTAGAATATGGTTCTGATCTTATTCAAGACCTTATAAATTTGAATATTTCTCAAGTTAACTATTCTCTTGGCCGAAATACACAAAATTCTCAAACACAATATGCTGGTGATACGTATACTCCTGGTATTGATATTACTGATATTCCAGGTACTATTACACTCATTAATTCTGAGGCTGACTATAGTACTACTTCAGATTGGTTAAATGGTTCAGTATCGAATAATATTAAGACTAGTGATTCTAATTTTGCTGAAGTACCTACCCAATTTACACCTAGTGCTTTAGATGGCACATTAGGTGGTGCGGCCGTATTAAATGGAGGTAATGTAACACTCCCGCAAAGTTCATCTTTTAGTGGTGAAAGTGTTACTGTTAGTTATGAAGTACCTAATGGAGAATCAGGTACAGACTATCCATTTGGATGGGCTGTATCATTTATTCCACCTGTAAGTGGAACTTTTAATGATTTTACTTTAACACTCCCTGGTCTTCCTTTTACGGCTGGTCTTCATTATACAGCTAATATGAGAGTATGGTCTGATTCATTTGGAGTACCGGGAGCTGTATTATACTCACAAGCGGAAAGTGGTACTTTTCCTGGATCAACAGAAGTAACCATAACTGAATCACCAAATATTTCATTGTCTGGTGGAACAACGTACTGGATGGGTATGGATAATATCACTATAAATAGTGTTTCTGGTTTAGATTATTATCCTGATCCTAATGCAGGCCTCTTCTCAGGAGGAAGTGTAAAAGTACACCGACAAATCAGTGGATGGGGTAATGCTAAGAATCCATTCAGTACACGTCAATTTAATAATGATTATGACTATACTTCAGTAATGGGCCCTGAAAGTGGTACATGGACTTCACCTATTTACGATAGCGGTGCCGTAAATGGCCAAGCTGCATTAATACATGCAACAGGAATCTATCCAGCGGGAACGTATAGCCAAGTTGAAGTGTATGCTTCTCCAAATCCTGATATGTCATCAAGCACCAATCAAATTTTTCCTAATCCGACAGGTACTAATAGTTTAGCATTTAGTACATATCGTTATTACCAAATTGTATTAACTGTTACTACAAGTAATAGCATCGTAGTGCCGTCAATGGTCGCTAGTCCTTATATTCATTTTGACCCCGTAGGAACGTGGATATCACAACCGATTAATACTACTACCGATAATGTTGGGTATAATAATTTTTCCTATTCAGGAAATGTTCCAGCTAATACGAGTATTGTTATATCTATTGCAACCTCTCTCGATAACATTACTTACACAAGTTTTGGTCCGGCTAATTTAGCTAATCCTACAGCTCCGTGGGTTAAAATTCAAGCTACGCTTTCAACAGATACAGGAAATACTGTAAGTCCTTCAATAGCAGAGATTATCCTTACTTGGAATTTAGTTTCAAATATTGTTAGTAGTCCTATTGATACAGGAATTACTCCAGCCGGATTCGGAATTGCACAATTTGTGGAAACTAACCCCGGTGTAGGAACAGTAACAATGTATGTGCGTACTGCTACAACTTCTGGTGGTCTTTCATCTGCAAGTTATGTGGTAGTACCTAATGGATCATTCCCGGTATTAACTCCTGATGAATGGTTACAATGGAAACTAATTTTAACATCAACAGGTAATCAAGCTCCACAAATTACTTCAGTTACTCTAAATTGGTTTATTTCTTCTGGTGTGCAAGGGGTACGGTGTGCTAGTTTGTTTTATAATAAGACCTATTATCTATCTGTAGCTACAATCGGTTCCACTTCCAATAATACACTTATTCAACTTGACCAGTTTGGTAAATGGCGTATTCAGAAGGATCAATCTGTAGGAACTTTGTTGCTCTATTTTAATACACTTTATTTTTCTGACGGTATTAATGGAAATATTTACAATGGGTTTATTGCCCCTACTGATAATGGAACTGCCATCACTCTAGATGCACGGACAAAAGCGTGGCATGATACAGATGATATTTTCTTAAAAGTGCCTCGTGGTCTTAAAGTGACAGGTATTCATACAGGAACATTGATTCATGCTTATTATTCTACAGATCGTGGCAATACTTGGAATGAGATGTTTAATGAATTAGGTACTTACGGGTATCAGACTACCACTACGGGGTTAGAGTTTGTAGTGCTCTTTGTTCCAGATGCTGATACACTGATTCCTGGCCGAACCTTGATGTTTAGGCTTGTGTCTGAAGACATATTTCCTTGTTCAATTATTAATTTTGAGCCTACAATGTATTCACGAAAAGGCAGGTATTTGAATAATGGCTAAGTCTCAACGTAATCCTGTTAATCCTCCTATTCCATCAGATCGGTCTACATTAACAGATTATTCTCAAAATATCCAAAGTAATATGGGAATTTTATACCAAGCCGCACATGATCACTTGGTATTATCTTCTAATCCGGCTAGTGGAGACGGAGCCCCTCAAACTGTTTCAATTGTGGATACAGGAACATCAGTATATTTGGTTGTAAAAACGTCGAGAGGCTGGTTCAAAAGTCCAGCCTTCACGTC